GAGTAGTAGTAAAAGGAAATTATAGTCCATCAGGTCATAATGCAACTGGAATTGTTGATAAAAATTATATTGTGCCAACAGTTATGGAAAATTATGGTAGTGTTACAGCAATTGAAGAAGAATTAAGAATTAGAAAATTAACTCCAAAAGAATGTTGGCGATTAATGGGTTTTAATGATGAAGATTTTGAAAAGGCAAAATCAACTGGAAATTCTAATTCACAATTGTATAAACAAGCAGGAAATAGTATTGTAGTAAACGTTCTTATGAATATTTTCTATAATTTATTGAAAGATACTAAATTCTATAGAAAGGAATAAATATGGAACTAGATATTGATAGTTTAACAGAACAGTCTTTGACTGATAAAAACTTTATTCCACAAATATTTAATAATTATCCAGATAGTAAAGAACGAGAGAACATATTAATTGATGTTCTTAAAGTAGCAAAAAAGAATAATGTAGGAAAAATAGTAAAAAAAGCGATAGATGACGAACAAAGAAGGTTGATATTATCAAGCGATGTTTATATAAATCTATCTATTAATAAATATAATGAAGCAGATGTTACCATAGACAACTATGCTATTATTATAAAAACTGATGAAAATATAAATAAACATATTAAATATAATGAATTTATAGATAAATTTGAATATTGGTATGATGATAAAAAACACTGTGAGTGGACTGATTCACACGATAGTGAAATATTAAGTTATATAGAAAATACATATAACATATACAATGAGCAAAAATATCAACACGCACTTAATAGTTTAAAAAATCATTTTAGTTATCATCCGATAAAAGATATAATAGAGAAAGAAAAATGGGATGGGATACCTAGAATTGATAAATTTCTTCACGAAATTATGAAGTGTGATGATGATGACTATTCAAGGGAAGTGTCAAAAATGATATTTTACGGTGGAATATCAAGAATATACAATCCCGGTTGTAAATTTGATTATATGCCTATTCTAATGGGTAAACAAGGGAGTTGCAAAAGTACAATAGTAAATTGGTTATGCCTTAGAAATGATTTTTATAGAGAAGTTTTATCCATTGATGGGAAAGATGGTATTGAATCAATTAACGGAGGTTGGATATGTGAATTTTCCGAATTGCTTGCGATGGTAAGAGCAAGAGAGGTTGAATCATTAAAAGGATACATAACAAGAACACACGATAATTATAGACCACCTTATGCTAGGCATACTGTAACAATACCTAGAACTTGTATTTTTATAGGTACAACAAATGATTATGAATTTTTAGTAGATAAAACAGGTAATAGAAGATATTTACCTATAGAAATTAAATTAAGCAAAGGAGAATTGTATAAAAACGAAGAATATGTAAAAAATTATATTTTGCAATGTTGGCGAGAAGCATTATGGCTTTTAAATAACAATTCTATTTACCTTGTTATACCAAATAAATATGATGAATTAATATCAAAACATCAATCAAGTGCAACAGATGATGATCCAAAAGTTGGTATGATAGCAACTTATCTTGAAAATAAACAAGTTGGAGATGCTGTATGTGGTATGGAAATTTATGTAAATTGTTTTAACAATATACAAAAGAGATTTACAAGACAAGACAGTAGAGAAATTGCAACGATAATGAGAACATTTACAGATTGGAAACGAGTTGACAATCCTATTATGTTTGATGGATATGGTAAACAGAAATATTGGATAAAACAAGAAACTAACGAATTATTATAAAATATTAAAATAAGGAGAAAAAGATTTATGACAAATATTAAACAATTAAACGAAGCCCTTTATAAAGAAAAAATAACTTGCTTTAAGTTAAGAGAACTTGCATCGCAAGATGGTGTTTCTAACGAAAAAGCAAACGCACTAAGAAAAAAAGAAGAAGAAAGATATAAAAAATTAGAATTTTCAATAAATTTAGTAAAAGCTATAAAAAATGTAAATAAAAAAGGTGATTAAAAATGAAATACAAAATTTTACAACAAATATATATAAACAATAAATTAAAAATATTTCCAATACAAGAAAACGCCAAAACACCACTTATACCAAATTGGCAAAATGATTGTTCTTATGATAAATTACAAATATCATATTGGATAGAAAATTTAAAAAATTGTAATTGGGGGTTACCTTGTAGCCCAAATGATTTATTTGTGTTAGATATAGATGTACATACGTGTAATGGTTATGATTCTCTTATTAATCTTCTAAATGATGTTGGATTAACAAAAGATGATTTACATACGTTAAAACAAATAACACCAAGTGGTGGTATGCACATTATATTCAAATCAGATGAAGATTTAAAAAAAGTATTAAATACAAGTAATTCTTTTAAAGATTATCCCGGTATTGATATAAGAACGGATGGATATATAGTTGTCTTTCCAAGTACAATTGATGGAAAAAAATATAGATTAAATGATGAAGAAATAAATGTTATGCCCCTTGAGTTAAAGAATTTTATACTATCTCAAAGAAATATTAATAAAGAAAACAAAGAAAAAAAAGAATATACAAAACCAGAAAAAGTAGAAAAAGGAAATAGAGATACAGAATTATTTACGTATATAAACTATTTATATTATCATACAAGATTAAGTGATTATGAAATAGAAGTTTTAGCAGAAGATTTTAACAATAATATATGTGAAGAACCCCTACCTACAAAGACAGTAAAATATAAAGTTAAAAAGGTATTTGAAAAAGATAGAGGAAAATGTATTTATATAAAGTTAGATTGTGATAATTAAAAATAATTAACAAATTAAAAATAAGTATTGACTAATAAGTTGTAAAATGTTATAATATTTATAGTTAAAGGAGGGAAGTTATGAATACAAATTTATATAGAATTATGAACCATAAATTAATTGAAAGTGGTTTATCACAAAGAGAATTTGCAAAAAAATATAATTTATCATATGCTTGGCTTAACTTTTTTATAAGTCCAACTAGACCATTTATGAAAATACGAACGCATAATATAAATAAATTGCACAAAGAACTGGGTATACCTATTGAAGTTATTATGGAATATAACGAAGATATTGCAAAAGAAAAAGAGGGAAGGTAAAATGGGATTGTTATCATACAAAGTTGGGAAGTCTTGGGAAAATGATATACTCAATTGTTATCAAAGAAAAGGTTATGCAACTTTCAAATTAAGTACCGATATAGATGGTACAATATGTGATATTCTCTGTATTAAAAACAATGGTGTTATTAGCATAGAAGCAAAACATATTAAAGGACATAAGTTATATTATGAATCAAGTGGACTTAAAAGAAAACGAGATGAATTAAACAATTATATATCTAAAAACAATAACGTGTATATATTTATCAAATCAGATATAGATGGCGAGTTTATGCTTGATTGGAAAGAAGCAGAAAAAATATTTAATGAAAAAGGTTATGTTACTGTGCAAGATGGTATTAAAATTAATACGGAGGTATAGTGATGAAAGTAACAGTTAGTAATTTGATTATCATTGATGAACCAACAAAAGAAATTAAAGATTATTGTAAAAAGGAATTAACATTTGCTAATCCAGATTACCAGAAAAAAAGAGTAATGGGATATTCATTATGGAATACACCAAAAACGATTAAATTGTATGAAATATATGATAATAAATATTATTTACCAATTGGTTGTTTTAATGATTTATTCAATATGTATCCTAACCCTACTATATTTACGGATATAACGGTCAGTAGACCAATAAAAATAGAAAGTAGTATAAATTTACGTGTTTATCAAAAACCTTGCTTAAATGCCTTAAAAAGTGGTTACACAGGGTTGTTTATATTACCTGCTGGAACTGGAAAGACAATAACGGCTTTACAATGCGTTTATTACTTAAAACAAAAAACATTATGGCTAACGCATACTATTGATTTACTTAATCAAGCAAAAAATGAATGTGAAAAAAATATGAATTGCAAAACAAGTACAATAACGCAAGGTAAATGTGATTATAGTGGTGATATAGTATTTGCAACAGTTCAAACACTTGTTAATATTATTGATAACGGTTCAATACCACAAGATACATTTGGATTAGTAATTGCAGATGAAGTTCAGCATTGTATTGTATCAGCAGAATCTGTTATGCAATTTCAAAAATGTATGGCATATTTTGCTAGTAGATACAAATTAGGATTAACAGCTACACTTCATACAGCTAATAATTTACACGTTACTATTCCTAAATTGATAGGATCAATATTGTATGAACTTAAAAAAGTAAGTGATAAGTTTATAGGATATTCTTATTATAAAGGAGAAGTAGAAAAAGAATGCGAAGTGGATGCGTCATTGTTTCAAGTACCAGCAAAGATACATTTCATTAAAACAAATTATTCTGTAATTGGTAAAACGAATATATTTGAAAATAATAATCAAACTGTATCCTTTTCAAAGCTAATAACAGATATTGCAGATGATGAAGAAAGAAATGCTATAATAATTAAATTACTTAATTCTTTAGATAAACCGACAATTGTTGTAAGTGATAGAACTTCACAATTAAAATATTTATACGAAAAATTTAGTAAAAATGCAGTATATGTTGATGGCAAAACAAAAAAAAGTGATAGAGATGTAGCATTAGAACAAGTAAGACTTGGAAACATAAAATATTTATTTGCTACATATAAACTTATTTGTGAGGGATTTAATGCACCAATACTAGAAAATATAGTAATGGCTACACCTATAAAAGATTTGAGGATAGTTATACAAAGTATTGGCAGAGTTCAAAGACCATACAAGGATAAGAAAATTGCTAATGTTTATGATATAGTTGATGATGTTGCAAAGTTAGATAATTTTGTGAAAGCAAGAAAAAAAATTTATAAAAAAGAAAATTATAAAATGGAGGATTAAATGGAAGAAATAGAATTTGCAAATTATAAAGAAAAGCAAAAATATTTTAATGAAAAATATAAAAATCGAGGCGAGATATTTTTTTCACAACCAGAACCTATTTGGTATAAAAATGGTAAAAAATTAGATGTACCTATAAGACCAAAGGGAAAAACTTATGTCAAACCGAAAAAAGAGGGAGAATAAATATGTTATCATTATATACTAGAATTACATTATTTGATGGCATTATAGCAATGTTACAAGGTTGTGTATTATTGTTTCTAACTGGTTTATTTGTTGTATTATTAATCATTGTTACTGGACTTGTGAAAGTATTTATAAAATATCTTGAGGAAAAGTTATAACTTATGCAATTTGAAGAAATACTAGATAAATTATGGATGGCTGATTCAGAGGTATTTGCACACGATTGCCTATTTGTATTTATCAAATATAAAACAAAAGAAAAAATAGTTTTTCACAATTCCCCATCAAATGAATTACAAATTTGGTTAGACAAAGAAAAGCCAATATTATGTATGTATAATGGGAAATCATACGATAAATATATATTAAAATCTTGGCTTGCTGGGTATTCACCAGAAGAAATAAAAAAGGTAAATGATTATATAATATGTGGTGGTAATGGTTGGGAAATAGATATTCCACTTGATGATTATATCTTACCGCTAATATATGATCCATTACTTGAAATAGTACCTAGAAAGTCATTAAAAGAACTAGAGGGTAATTTACAGTTAAATATAACAGAAACAACAATTTCATTTGATATGCCAAGAAAATGGAACGAAGAAGAATATCAACAAGTTTTATATTATTGTACGTGTGATGTCGAGGGTTTAATTGCTATATTTAATGAATTGATGGTTAAGTATAAATCTAAATATATAATAGCAAAAATTGGAAACATTGAACCAGAATATGCTTTAAGCTTAACCAATACTAATTTAACAGCTTTATTATTGAAAGCAAAAAGAAAAGAACATAATGATTATTTTATATATGAATATCCAAGTGTTGTTGATAAAAAAAAGATACCTAAAGAATTTTTAGATTACATAGAAGAAAAAAAAATACATAACGATCCAAATTATGAAATTGAACCACCTAATATAAGTATGGATACAATAAATTTTCAAACTGGAGTAGGTGGTGGACACGCATTTAGAAATGATGGTACATTTATATACGATAAAGAAATGGATTTAAAGTGTGATTAAATGAAAATACTATTAAATTATGATGTTACAAGTCTATATCCTAATTTAGTTAGAATATATGGCTATTCAAGTAGAAATCAACAAGATAAAGAAGAATATATAAAACTTTTGAAAATGAGAATACAAGCAAAACATAATGAACTTGATAAAGGTTTTCTTGATTCACTTGATTTAGAAAATGAAGATTTAAAAACGGGTTTAAAATTGCCGATAAATTCATACACTGGTGGTTTAAGAGCAAAGTTCAATGATTTGTATGATCCATTACAAGGCTATTCAATATGTATCACAGGTCAATTATTAATATTGCAACTTGTTTATGATTTGCAAACTATCCCTACACTTGAAATGGTGTCTGCTAATACGGATGCAGTAGAATTTCTAATTGAAGAAGAATACAAATCACAAGCAAAAAAAGTGTTAGATGATTGGCAATCATTAACTGGGCTAGAACTTGAAGAAGATAAAATTATAAAATTGGTTGCAAGAGATGTAAATAACTATTGTGAGATAGTGGAACTTGGCGAAAATAATTATAAGGTTGGATATAAAGGTGGTGCATTTTCTGGAAATCACATATTTAAGTGGGATAAGGAAAATAAAATATTTCGTTATTCTTTTAAAAAAGATTTAAAAAGTAATTCTTTAACAATTATTGGAGAAGCATTATTAAAAAAATTATTGTTTAATATTCCAATCAAAGATACAATAAATAAATGTGATGATATATTTAGATTTCAAATGATAGCACATTTAGGAAGTACCTATGAAAAAGTAGTACAAGAAAAAAACAACAATTATATAGATTTACCACAAAGAAATAATAGAATATATGCAGGGCATAAGAAAAGTGGTTGCATATATAAAGTTAAAAAAAATAATGATGGCACATTGAGATATGATAGGTTGGCGAATTGTCCTAGCAATCCTATTATAGATAATGATAACAAATGTACCATAAATGATATAGATAGAGATTGGTATATAGATTATGCTAATCAAATGGTAGAAGATTTTCTAGGGACAGGAAAACAACTTCTAAAAGAAAGGAAAAAAAATATGAAGAAAGATGAATTAATTGAAGAAAATTCAAAATTACAAGAAAGGATAAAAGAATTAGAAAAGGATTTAGCTACAAATAGTAGCGTTGTGATGACTAGTGATGCTTTAAATGTAAGTGTTGATAATATTATACCAGCAAATGTAAAATTATTACGAAAGATTGACAAGCTACGAAAAGAAATTACTAACTATGAATTTACATTAGACCAAGCGTTATCTTCTAATTTGGGTGGAAAAGAATATATTTCAATAGGTCAATATTATAGGGCTATTCAAGAACTATGTATAAAAGTTGGTTTAGATTTTAGTTTTGAAACATTAGAAGAAACAAGATTTGAACGTGATATTATCAAACCAGCTACCGGATCACCAAAACATTTATCAACAGTAAAATGTGTTGCCACTCTTACTGATATTGATACAGGTTGTTTTAAAAAATATATGACAATGGCTAGTGGTAGTGATACTATTGATAAAGGTGTTAGTAGTGCTGAAACATTAGCATTTAGAAAATGGTTTACATTTAATTTTACACCACATATTCCATTTGAATGGGAAACTGAGGACAATATTCCAGTAGAAGAAACATCAAACAATGTTAAAATACCTACTTATTTACCACCAGAAAAAAAAGAAGAAGTTAAGGTAAAAGTAGTTAGTGAAAAGCAACAAGAAGATACTGATAAAGAAGATATTGATTTTATTGTAGATAGTATCTATAGAATTAGAGCAATAAAACAAGATGACAATTATGGAGCTAAAACATTAAAAGATATACAAGAAAATGACGTTGATAGTGCAACTATATTATCTTATAAACTATCTATTCAAAATAGGTTGAAAGAATTAGGTGTAGAATAATGGCTAAAGATTGGAAATACACAGAAGATAGACATCACATAGTTATTGATCCACCTAAGCAAACTTTAAAGATAAGTGGACATAGAATTGCAGCTATTCTTGGCTTAGATAAATATAAATCTCCATTCCAAGTATGGTGTGAATGTACAAAAATATTGAAGCAACCATTTGAAGAAAATAAATATATAATTGCAGGTCGTGTTATAGAGCCTAAAATAATTCAATACGTTAGTGAAAAATTTCCTAATATAAAAAGCATTGAAGAATTTTATGGCAATAATTTTGAAGATTATAGATATAATAATTTCAAAGATGAAAGCGACATATTTGGGGGAGTAATGGACTGTGTTTCTACTGATAATAGTGGTAAAAAAATAATAATGATTTGTGAATGTAAAACATCATCAAAACCACAAGAATGGTCGAACGCATCCGTACCGGTATCATATTTGTTACAAGGTGCGTTATATGCTTATTTAAAGGGACTTGACCGAATATTGTTTGCTTGTTCTTTCTTGAGTAATGAAGATTACGGACACCCAGAAAATTTTGTTGTATCACCAGATAATACAATATTGGTTGTGAAAAAGCTAAAAGATATGGTATTTGAAATTGACAACCAATTATTAAATATTGAAGATATTATGAAATTGGCTGAAAATTGGTGGAATGCTTTTGTAAAAACCGGCATTAGTCCATCATTTGATGAAAAAGATTCTAGGGACAAGGAATACTTAAATATTTTACGAGAATCAAAGCCTTGCGAAGATAATAATCTAATAGATGTTATAAATGAAGTAAAACAATTAGAAGAACAAATAAATACTATAAAAAAAGATACTAATTTAGATGTATTAGAAAAAAAATTAAAAACAATGAAAGACAATGTGCGAGATAAAATGATTGAAGATGATATATGTTGCATTGATTGTTACAAACTTGTAACATCAATATCAAGTATATTAGATAAAGAAAAACTTGAAAAAGAATTACCAAATGTTTATAAAAAGTATATTAATGAAAAAGTTTCATATAAATTAATGAAAATAAAAGAAAAGGAGAAAGAAGATTAATATGGGAAGAATTATTAAAATTAACATAAAAGGAAATTATACATTAGTGCCGGAGGGAGAAAGAGTTGTTACAATAACATCAGCTAAATCTATTCCTAGTGGTTTACTTAAAAAAATAGAATTGACATTTACTGATAATGACACAAAGGGAGAAATTAGACAAAATATTGATTTAGACAATAAAACTGCTTTATTTATATTTGGTTTAATAGTACATTATGCACTTGGTTTAGAAGATGGAAGCGATTTTGATGTCATTACTGATACTCCAAAATTAATTGGTAAAGAAATAGTGGTTGATGTAGTACATACAGAAGGGTCTACACCAAGAGATGATGGTACTTATCCAAAATTCGCTAATATTAAAAAGATTCTTAGAAGTGCTGATAATAAACCTAAGGAAATTACAGAAAATAACACTAATATTGTAAACCCAAGAGATACCATAATAAATGATTTATAAAACTAGTTTTCTAGTTTTTTTTTTATTTAACTTTTTCTTAACTTTTTCTTAACTTTTTTAAGAAAAAAATTTGCTATACTATAACCAGTTAAGGAGAAAACCTTAATTGAAAGGAGATGTTTGTTATTTATGAAAGATAATGAAAGTGTTAGTACACTAGAATTTCTTGTAAAATCATATTTAATAAACATCTCCATTTTTTATTGTAGGGAAATCAATATTAATGATAAAGAATTAAACAATCTTATCAATAGTCTTGATGATTACATAAAGACATTGATTAAATAATATCATTAACTAATTGTAGAATCAAAGGAGAGTATATGAAAGAAATAATTGTAAAAAAAGGAAAAAATAGTAATGTTAGTAAAGTAGGTGTTTTAGATGTTTTCTAATCAACCATATTACCAGCCATATTATCAACCTAATAATCAAAGATTTCAACCAATAGATCCTCAAAACAGTCAATTAGGTAATAATGCGATTAATTCTATTAATCAAGTTATGCCTACTAACAATACATCAATGTTGTTTGGTAAAGTTGTGGATAGTATTGAAGTTGCAAAATCAGTTGACATACCTTTAAATGGCTCTGTTTCTTACTTCCCTCTAGCTAATGGAAGTGCGATAATTACTAGACAATTAAAAAATGATGGTACTAGTAAATTATCAGTATATAAGCTTAGCGATGAAAAGGAAGCTATACCTAAATATGTAACGGAAGAAGAACTAAACAAAGCAATGAAACGATTTGACAACAATGATGTTAGAGATTTAAAAGAAGAAATTAAATCTTTAAAAAAACAAGTTAGAGATTTGACTGATGATTTTAACGATAAGGAGTGATGACTATGAATTCAATGGATATGTTAAAAGGACTTGTGAAGTCAGGAGGTAGTCCAGAAAAATTGGCTAAACAAATGATTAATTCACAATTTCAAAGTAACCCTATAATAAATAATTTAATTGAAATGGCTCAAAAAGGAGATGAGAAGTCAGTAGAAAACTTTGCAAGGAATATGTGCAAAGAAAAAGGTACTGATTTTGATAAAGAATTTTCAAATTTTATGAGCCAATTCAAATGATTATCAACATTAAAAATGTTTGATATATAGATAGGAGGTACATATGAGAGATGGATACTCACTAGCTGATATTGCTGCTGCTACAAATGGTAACGGCAATGTAGGTAGTAATGGTGGCTTTGGAGATGGCTATGGTGCGTGGTGGATTATAATTTTTGTATTATTTTTCGCTTTTAGCGGTCGTGGTTGGGGCTATGGAAATGGTTCTAATGGTTCTAATGGTTCTGGTGCTACTGATAACTATGTTCTTGCCAGTGATTTTGCCACTGTTGAAAGACAACTTGATAATGGTTTTGACAGAGTAGGCGACAGAATTAATGCTGTTTATACTGGTCTTTGTGATGGATTCTATGCTGTTAATACATCATTTGGAAATTTAAACACTAACTTGTGTAACCAATTTGGAAATGTTACAAATGCTATCACACAAAATGGTTATGAAAACAGAATAGCAACGCAAGATTTATCTTCTCAATTAGCAAGTTGTTGTTGTGATACTAGACAAGCAATAGCAGATGTAAATTACAATATGGCTACTAATGCTTGTGCTATTAATAATAACATTACAACAGGTGTTAATGCAATTCAAAGTTCTATGAGTAACAACACTAGAGATATTGTCGATGTTGTAAATAATACTTACAGAAGCCTACACGATGAAATTGTTGCTAATAGAATTGAAGATAAGAACGCACAAATAACAGCTCAACAAAATGAGATTAATGCTTTACGTTTATCAGCAAGTCAACAAGCACAAAATAATTACTTAGTTAATCAACTAAGACCAACTGCTATCCCAGCTTATATAACTTGCAATCCATATCAATCATATAATTATGGTTGCGGATGTAGTTGTAACAATGGGACAACAAGTTTTATTTAATGCAAATGTCTTAACAAGATAACTCGATTACGAGAGCTTGCATTTTCCCTTTTATTAGGGAAATAGTAGGCTTTATGCCTACTTTTAATTTATAGAAAGGAATGTAATATGATAGATAGTGTAAACACATTAGAACAAACAGTTTTGACAAATAATAATGTTATTTTTTCATCAGATGCCGTAAGAACTAGATGTGCTTCTTGTTGTGGCTTTTTGAATCACACTTCTGGTAGTGGCTTATTTCAATTGACTAAACCGGGTATTTATGAAATAGATTTTAATGCCAATGCTACTAGTGCAACAGCTAGTACAATACAACTTGGTATAAGGGGTAATGGCGAAGTTTTACAAGGTTCACAAATGACAACTACAGCGACAGCAAATTCTACTTATAATTTGAGTGCTAAGAGATTAGTTAGATTATGTGGAAATAGTTCTTTAACTATAACAGTTGCTAATATTGGAACAGGAAGTATAACAATTGCAAATCCTAACATAATCATTAAGAAAGTTGCTTAGGAGGTATTGTATGAATGAAGAAGTTGATAAGGTAGAAGAAAAACCTATTAGTTATAAAGTTAAAGAAGAAACTGAAAGAATAATAACATCAATTATTAACAATGGTCTTGATTCAAGTAATATAGAATTTTTATCTCAATTAATTGATATTCATAAAGACCTAGCTAATGAAAAATATTGAAGGAGAAAATAAAAATGTATAGATATAATTATGATGATTCCTATGGTAGAAGAAGTAGGGATCGTAGAGGAAGATATATGGATGGCGGATATAGTACACGTGGTTGGAAGAAATACTTATCGTGGCGATGACAAATTAGAAGAAATGTTAGAAGAATATTTGTGTTATTCTGATGCAAAAAGTGAATATGATAATACAGGTAATTATGGAGCAAAAGATGATACAAAAGATTCATTAAAACATATGTTGAAGTCTGCTGAAGATTTTTTTGAAATGTTAATGAATGAAGCTGGTTCACAAGAAGAAATACAAATGATAAAAGAAACAGCAAGAAAAATTAGTGAAATGTAATAATGAAATACAAATATTACAATGCTAACAGTCATAATAATAAAGTTGAAGATTGTAGCATAAGGGCTATTAGTTTAGCAACCAATAGAAGTTGGGATGATACATACAAAGACTTAAGCGAACACGCTAGAAAAAAAGGTATGATGATGGATAATGTGAAATCTATTGAAGATTATCTTGATGAAAGATATCCACGTGTATGCCATTATTCACGTACAGTAAGTGAGTTTATTGATGAATATCACATAGGTGTGTATGTAATAAGTATGCCGGGACA